AATTCTAAATTAGTTCTTACAACATTTCTTTTGGCTACACTTTGATGTGCAAAACCGGGTCTTCTGTAATTAACTCTCATTTATCAATTAGTTAATATTTAAAAAAACAAGAATAATATTATAAAAATCAATAATACTAGAAGTATTAGACCAAGTAGACCCAAAGAAGCAATCATCGAGACCTGTTCTGGAAGAGCCTGAGGCTGTTCAGAAACTTCTGATTCTGGGACTTCTGGTTCTGGCTCTGGTTCTGGTTCTTCTAATCTTTCACGATTTAAAATTGGATAACCTCGGCGATTAATAATTCCACTGGATCTAGTATAACTTTGTTTACCTTTCCCTTTTGCCATATTTATTTATATTCTAATATTTTAATTTTACAAAATAATATAAATACTAAAAATTTTTTTTATTAGATATAAAATGGCTTATCGCAGACAAACTTTTATTGAACGTGCTAGTACTCATTTAGGTCTCCTAAATGATGACACAACAGTTTTAAATATGGAAAAAGGTATTTTTAATTCTACAATAGAATCTTGTAAGAAAAGTAAAATCCCATTAAAGTGGTCAAATGGAGAATTTACAAAAAAGTATGCTACTACAGCTAGAAGAATATTAGCAAATCTAAGTTATACACCTAATAAAGACAGTTTTAAGGCTAGTGTATTAAACGGAAACGTTGATCCTTATAAAATAGCTACATTTAGCCGTGAACAGTTTAACCCAGAATTGTGGGATAAATTAAAACAGATATCTATTGAAAAGAGTACTATAAAAGAAGAAATTGTAGAAGAAGGAATGTTTAGATGTAATAAATGCAAAAGTAATAAAACTACTTATTACCAAATGCAAACACGTTCTGCGGACGAACCTATGACTACTTATGTAACATGCATGAATTGTAAAACAAGATGGAAATGTTAAAATAAATAAAATGTATAAGTAATATCAACTGGTAATGGATTTAGATTGCGGTGTATGTCTAGAATCAAAAACTATTGATCATATTACTTTTTTACCTTGTATTCATTTTCTCTGTTCAAGCTGTTATGAAAAACTTCATAAAAATGAATGCCCTTTTTGCCGAAATAAGCTAAGAGATGAACAGGATACTGATTCTTACGATGAAAGAGAAAACGAATACAATGATGTTGAATTTGAAATGTTAGTCATGGAAGAATCAGAAAGGAGAAGAAAGAAAAACAAGAAAATACACAAAAAGGTAATGAAAATAATGAAAAATAACCAAGAACTCATAGTTTCTATCGGAAGAAGAAATACATATCAAATACTAGATTCACTCCCTGGGGAGTGAGATTATTTCGTCAAACTATTATGTTAAGTTAAAGTAAATGTTTATAACAAGAAAGTTAAAAGGAGAGTCTTTTAAGTACTCTACTGATAACTTAAAAGACTTGGAACGAATTAAAAAATTAAGAATACCGCCTAATTGGAAAGATGTCAAAATAGATAAAAAAGAAAATGCTAAAATTCAAGCAACAGGTTATGATTCAAAAGGTAGAAAACAATACATATATCATCCAAAATGGATAGAAAAATCAAAAAATAGTAAAAAAATGAAGATTAGAATGTTTAATCACTCTAAATATAAAAGAGTGATTAAACACTACGTATCAAGACACGATCTTTCTAGAGAATGTGTTATAGCAAATGTTATAAAATTAATGGATGATTTAAACATTCGTGTTGGTAATGAATCTTATAAAAAAGAAAATGGTACATACGGAATAACTACATTATTAAAAAGTCATTTAAAAGACTTTACTTTAAAATTTGTAGGTAAAAAAGGTGTAGAACACTGTAAAAAAATACAAGAATCAGAATCTATAGAATTTATTAAAAAAGTTTTAAGAATAAAAGGACCTCATTTATTTTATGATTCTTCTGGTAATACTATAACTTCAAAAGATCTAAATGATTTTATTAAAAATAAAGTACAAACTAATATAACTTGTAAAGACATAAGAACTTATAATGCTAATAAAATATTTTTGACTTTCATGGGTAAAATGCAAATGGGTTCAACAGAAAAAGAAAGAGTTAAAAATATAACAAAAGGTGTAGACTATACTGCCGAAAAGTTAGGAAATACAAGAAAAATATGCAGGGATTCTTATATATTTTCAGAAAACATAGAAAAATTTAAATAATAATATTTATTTAGTAATAAATGAGTGTTTCAGATGATAATTTAGGAAGAAATTATCAAGTTGTATATGAAGATGTAATAGAAAATGTTTTTATTACACTTGCTATTTCTTTCTTTTTCGAAAGTAAACACCCTACATTACGTAAAGCGTCAATTATAACTATAGTAACAATTTTCTACTGGATATTTATATATAAGTTTTTCAGACCTATAATTTTAAGAATTTAAAAAATATAAAGTAATATTAAATGATTAAATTAAAAGCTGTAAAAAAATTAAAAGGCGAAAAAAAGAAATACGCCGCGGTATTTGAAAAGAATGGTAAAGAATACATTCGTAAATTCGGAGCAACTGGAATGTCAGACTTTACAATTCATAAAGACACCAAACGTAGAGAAAGATACATTTCTCGTCATAAGAAAGACTTAAGTACAGGTGATCCTATGAGACCCGGTTACCTTAGCATGTACATACTCTGGAATAAACCTAGTCTTCAAGCTAGTATATCAGACTTTAAACGTAGACTTACTGTTTACAATCGAACTGGTAAGTTTCCAAGAGATATAAAAGGTAGTAAGAAGTTGTCTTTTGGGGTACGTCTCAAAAGATTAGCAAAGGACATCGAGGGACCGCTTGGTTTCATTTTACAAGGAGATCTAGCTAAGGGAATAGAAGAAACTGCTAATGCTACGTATATTCAAGATCAGTTAAGAAATACTATATTAAAAGATAGAAGTAACAAAATTAAACTAATAAGAAAACTCGTAAGACAAGGAATTAGTAATGAAAAACAATACCGCAGTAATAAATACGTAAAAAATTTAGTGAATAACACAGACCCCTTAGAGAGATTTGGTGCACTTTTTTTAAGAGATATGACAGATTTACGTCTTGAACCATCAGATTTTAAACCGAACACTTTATTCTATAAAATATTATTATCTAGTGTAGAAAGTTTAGAAGAATATAGAAAAGATTTTGATACAGATAATGAAGCACAACAAGAAGACAACTATTATATTGAATCTATGAATGCTATCAGAAACATTTTAAATCAGATTGCTCCGTTAGATAGTCCATGGTTTGATGATTATGACAGGGATGATTTAATAAATTTAGAGCAATTATCATTTTGGTTAGAAAATGAATGGCCAGAAAAATTTACTACAGGGTACAGTCCTAATTACTTCGGAACACGAGACAATGTCATAAATAAAAAATTATACGACTCTATCAAAGATAAAATTAAAAGATCTATTAAAGGTCGTAGATGGGGAGCGTATGACTCAGGAAGACTCGTAAGAGAATACAAAGCAAAAGGTGGTAAATACAGTGGAGGAAAAGGTAAAACAAATCTTGGAAGATGGTATAAAGAAAAATGGGTGGACGCATGTGCTTGGCCAAAAAGGAAGGCATGTGGAAGAAAGACTAAGGAGAAGATAGCTTATTGTAGACCAAGTAAAAGAGTAGACTCAAAGACTCCAAAATTAGTACAGCAGTTGACAAAAGCTCAGATTAAATCAAGATGTGCTAAAAAGAAAAAGAATCCTATGAAAATAATAACTAAATTTGGAAACTACAGGCGATTACCTTCTGGTAATTATATGACATCTGATGCTTATCTAGCTCCCAATTGGACTATTCATTGCACTTTTATACCAGGAATTGGTACTCATGTAACAATCAGAAGCAAAGAATTTTCTGAAAAATTTGGGGGTCCGGGAGATCACGCTTTGCATTATGGTATCAAAAGAAGAGATCAGAGACCTGAATTTTGGGCAACAGGACAGCTTAGTAGATACTTATATCGAATACCAGAGGATTATAAAAACTACATGGTAAATTACTATCACACTGTATGTGAAAAAATAACAAGATTTCCGGTGCCTTTAACTGGAAAAAGTCCATATAAAGATACGGGGTTTCCTCCTCCAGCACCTCAGAGATTCGGAAATATATATTCCGTAGCTCTTTTGAAGAGATTTTTACGTGAGAATCCAAAAGATGGCGAAGCTGCACTTAAGGCTGTTACAGAGTATCTAGAAGGCTGTAAAAGTAAATATGATAAGTCTAGATGTATAAATTTTATAATAGAATTACTGTTGAATTTTTACTACACTGTTCAAAATAAAAAACACAGAGATTATAAAGAATTTAATGTACAATTTAAAGATTTAGTTAAGAGATACCAAAGAAAGAATCCTAGATTTAAACCCTATAAATTTAATTTAGATAAATCTAGAATTAAAAAATTTAAAATGTATTTACACGTTATCCAAGATGAACAAATTAATGCATTATTGGGAAATTACGTAATATTAGTTTCTATGATAAATGCTATGATTTAATGTATTTTCATAATTGTAATGCCTGTTTTATTTAAAACTGAAGCTGCGTTTCCATTATTTCTTCTTACCCATATTTCAATATAATCATTCGCAGAAAGATCTAATATTGCTGTCATACTTGCCGTGTTTTCACCTTCTGATGTAGTTCTACAATAAGCATAACACTCTAAAGGCTCCACAAATATATCATTTTTTCTAAGCTGCGCAATTGCTATAACCCTATTAGTACTCCCAGCGTCTGCTGAAAACATGAAATCTATTTTATAAGCCCCGTCGTTTGCAAAACTTATTCTACCTACATTAGTTGTAGAATCTAGTGTAATAGTACTACTTGGATCCGACGTTACAACAGTGTTCAGCCCTAATCTAGCATATTGTGGACCACCACTGCCGTAATATAATGATTGTGAAGATGAAATTCTAATAAATATATATGATGAAATCGGTCCATTCCATGATGCTGCAGCTGCAGCACCATTACTTGTTAAAACTTGGCCAGAATCTCCAAAGTTTGTACCGGTAATTCCTATCGCGCCTGCATAATTAACTCTTAATGTTTCTGCGACTGCGTTATCAGTATTGTTTCTTACTTTTATAACAAAAACACCGTTGCCACCGGCACCTTCCCCACATTCTAATGATACTATATCATGATCGGTGTCAGTATTATTAAGTAAAATTTTTGGCTTATCAACTGATAAATCTCTACAGAGTCGGATGATACCATCAATGTCTAGAGAAACCGAAGACGAAGGTTCTTTTTTAATACCAACTGAATTATTAAATTTAGTTTTTGAGACGTCGAATGAAAGAAAAGCATCGGTCATTTATAATAAAGTATTATTTTTTATAATTTAAAAATACGATTAATATTATATTAATGGAAGAAGTATTTCCGGCGTTCTCAGCTGGTGTAATTTCTACAATTATTTGTAATCCATTGGATACACTAAGAATTAACTATCAAATTAATAATAAACTTGTTATTTCATTTACTAAAGGACTTGGTTATGGACTATTAGCTATACCTTCATTTTGGACTGTATACTTTCCAGTTTACAAGAGTACAAAAGAAACACTTGGTAATTCCATGTCTGCTTACCTCGCATGTTGTCTAGGAAGTACGTTTAGTACTCCATTTTGGATACTAAGGCAAAAGGCTCAGACTGGTAAGAAACACTCATTTGTAAATACCCCAATTAAAAATTACTACAATGGAATATTAACAACTTATTTAATAAATTTAAGTTTTACAGTTCAAATTCCAGTTTACGAATTTATTAAAAATAAAATAGAGAATAATACTTTTAATATATTCTTAGCTACTGCTTTTTCTAAAACTTTTGCAGCATGTATATTTTATCCTCTGGATACTATTCGAGCTAAATTTAGAAATGGAGACACAATTAGAGGTCTAAAACCACTTAACTTTTACAAAGGTTTAAGTATATATCTAATACGCAGTATTCCATATCACTCTTCAGTGTTTTGTACTTATGAATTCATAAAAAAGAGAATGTAAGAATAAGCTTGTAAATAAGAATCTGCTAGATCGTCTTTTTTCTTATTACTTTCAAAAAAGTCCTTATGAGTCTTTAATAAGTGTCTAGTATGTTCTATTCCTAGATTCTTATTTTGTCTATATTTACATTTACTCTTGTGTTCTATAACAACATTACAACACTTTAGTTTATACTTTGCCGCATAAAATAGGATTTTAATCATTCTTGATTGTTCATGTTGAATTCTAAGAATAAAGTATACATAAATTGCAGTGCTCATAGTTCTCATTTTTGGATTAAAAGAAGGTTGTTTTTCAAGAAGAATAATGTCAGCATCAAGAAGATGTGGAAGAGCATCTAATTCTTCTATAGCAGAAAGAATTTCATTATTGCTTCTACAATCTATTATATGCCAGTCAAGAATATCTTTCGTTTCAGTGTCTATCAAACAATAAGCTAAATTTTTTATACCAATGTCAAATGAAAGAATTATCATTAAGGTAAAACTATACGGAATCTTTATATAATTTTGATTAAATAGTTTCTCTTCCCGATTCTATTAGTAATTCATTTAATTTAGACTTTAATAGATTAATTTCTGCTTGTTGAGCTTGGACCACAGAATTATTCCCAAAAATAATCCCAGACATTTAATATTTATCAATCATAATTATTTCTTAAAAAAATCGTTTCATAATATTCATCTGAATTATCACTATAATAAAGGATATCACTAAAGTTTTTCTTCATAGGTTCTTCTTCAATTTTTTCAAAACAAGAAAATAGACAGCCCATTATGTTATATTAATAATAGGTAATAAACTTTCTAATTGTTTTTTCTTTTTTTTCTTTT